GAAGACGACTATAAGAATGTGGGAGCTAAACAACAACAGGGCTGGATATTTATAGAACCTTCAGAAGTTCCCGAAATGTTAGCATCGTCTGTCGTGATGGACAATGGACGCTATGAGAACTGTGTTGTTAGAGGGGATGTCGCCCTAGCCAAGATGCCTCAAGGACAAGCAGATTCCAGAATTAAGTATTATGAGCAAAAAAGTAAAGACATGGTAGATGCTGTAAATCAGCAGTTAATGTCTCAAAATGATTCTCGAATGCCTATTTCAAATCAGAGTAAAAGTAGCGTGACAAAAGGTCGGCACCCTAAGTTCCAATCTTAGTCACATTTTATAACTAACCATAAGGGAGATTTTGGTATGTCTAGTACTAAATCGTTAAATGGTTTTACTCCTGCTCGTAAATGGGGAAGTGGTTCTAATTCTACTGGTACTAATCAGTATGATATTAAAACTGGCTGTGCTCCTAGCATTTTTACTGGCGATCTCGTTCATGTCCAAGCTGGATACGTGAGCTTATTGTCAGCATTTGATGGTAGCGTTCCTACTATGGGTGTTTTCATGGGCTGTCGTTATGAAGCCGATGGTGAACCGAAGTGGTCTGGATACTGGCCCACTGGAACTTCTGCAACAAATGCGAGAGCATATGTCGTAGATGATCCGTTTGCCACGTTCTATATACAAGCTGATGCATCTGTTACTCAAGGCGATATTATGCAATATAATTTTGAAGTAACAAATACTGGGGGTAATACCTTTACTAAAAGATCTGATATGGGAGTGGATGCAGCTAGTCGTGTAGCAACGGCAGCAGCTGTAGTTCGTCCTATCGGAATTAAAAAAGAACCGGGTAACGCTATTGGCGATGCTTATCCGATTGTTGAGGTGGAATTACTTCATCATCAACTCCGTATAACAACTACAACTTAGAATAAGGAAGGAATAACAAATGGCTATAAATAGAGCTAGTATTGCTAAGCAACTTGTTCCCGGACTTAATGCTATTTTTGGTATGGAGTACGGAGAAGTTGCCGATGAGTTAACACCTCTTTTTGAGAATGAAAACTCTGATCGTGCCTTTGAAGAAGAAGTTCTCTTCACAGGTTTTGGGTCAGCACCTGTAAAATATGAAGGTGCTGCCGTAACATATGACAACGCACAAGAGTCATACACAGCTCGTTACACAGCTGAAACTATTGCATTAGCATTCAGTGTTACTGAAGAAGCTATGGAGGATAATCTTTATGATACATTCTCTAAACTTCGTGCAAGAGGTTTAGCACGTGCAATGGGTAACACTAAACAGGTAAAGGGTGCTGATGTATTTAATAATTCATTCAATAGCTCTTATACTGGTGGTGATGGTGTAGAACTATGTAGTGCAAGCCACCCAATCGTTGGTGGTGGTACACAAAGTAACCTTATAGGTTCTGGTGGTACTGTTGATTTGTCTGAAGCTGCTCTGGAAGCAGGGCTTGTTTCAGTACAAACATGTAAAGACGACAGGAACATTTTGATCGGTTCCAATGCTGTTTCAATACACATTGCACCCGGTGAACAATTTGCTGCTGATCGTATTTTAAACAGTCCATATAGAGTGGGTACTGCTGATAACGATATAAATGCTGTTAATCATCAAGGATTAGTTCCTAATGGTTATTTTGTAAATAAGAGATTCTCCGATGCAGATCGTTGGTTCTTAAAAACAGATGTTCCAAATGGAGCAAAGCATTTTGTGAGAGCACCTTTGTCAACTAAAATGGAGCCTGATTTTGATACAGGCAACCTACGTTATAAAGCTAGAGAAAGATATTCTTTCGGCTGGTCTGATTGGCGTGGCTATTTTGGTTCCACAGGAGCTGGATAACTAACAAATTAGGGGAGTAGTTTTAGGATTATTCCCCTTTTATTAATTACTTCTGACAGCGAAAGCTGACAGTAGCCAAGACAGGAGGAAAACATGGCTAATACAACTTTTAATGGTTCCGTTAGATCTGAAAATGGTTTTAAACAAATAACTTTGGATGCAGCTGGAGCCGCAACAGATAACTTTACTGTAGATTCTAGTGGTAATGTATCTGGTACTGGTACTTTAAAACTTACTGGTCAAGCAAACATTCGTATATCAGTAGATAATACTACTTATAACACTACAGCTGCTGTTACAGATACTTTAACTGCAGCAGAAAGTGGAACTGTATTTAATATAGATGGTACTGACGATAAAGTAGTCAATATGCCAGCACTTAGTACAGGTAATGTAGGACTCTGGTATGAATTTATTATAACTACAGTTGTAGCAAGTGGTAAAACAGTTACATTCGTTTTACCCGGTGGAGGCGTTTCTGATTTTATGGGAATGTTACAACTTGAAAGTGGAACTGCAGCCAATCCCGTTGGTGATGAAGGAGGCGATACTTTAACTTTAGCAGCCGCAACACAAGTTAATGGCAGAGTTAAAGTAACTTGTATACAAGATGATGGTACTAATTCCAAATGGAAAGCAGAAACATTATCTACACCAATAGCAACTATTGCATAAACTTTTATAAGTAGTGAATATAGTTTATAATTGAGGGAGGGTAAAAGCTCCCTCATAATAGGAGATTAAAATGTCAACAAACATTAAAGTAGCTCAAGTAGCAGGTGGAGCAGGAGGAAATGGTATCTTTGTAGGTATTACTACAAGTGCCACACTTTCAGATTCACGTGTTAGAGCTTATAGTTATGCATGTACTGTAGCACAAGAAATAGTAATTGCAGATCAAGATGGTCCTCAAATAAAACAATCAGTTCTTGCAGCAAATACTGCAGATACAATATATACGACTGACATGGGAATAAAAGTACGAGGAAAAGTTTCTGCTTCTGGTGTCACTAATAATGGCAAAATCTATCTGTATTATGGATAATAAATATGGATTATACATCATTAGTCAGTGGAGTTCAAGCAGCAACAGAAAATGATTCTCTTGAATTTATAGGGAGTCTACCAGATATTGTAGGTAGAGGTCAGGGAAGATTGATCTCTGATATTGATGATCTTGGATTAACTACTTATACAAGTATTGCAGTAAGTGCTGCAAATGCTCATGTAAGTGTACCTTCCAATGGAGAATTAATTAAGAGTTTTACTGTGGAAAATGGTGGAACTAAAACTAATTTATTACCTAGAGAATATTTATACCTTACTGATTACTGGCCCGTATCAGCTAGTACAGGTGATCCAAAGTATTATGGATTAAAAACTAATACAAAAATTCAAATCGCACCCACACCAGTATCCACTGTTGATGGTGAGATTTCTTACGTAGCCAGATTAACAACACTTACATCTGCTACACCAACTAACTATCTTACCGAACATTGTCCAGAAGCAATATTCAATGCCTGTATGCTAGAGTCTGCATATTATATGAAAGACTATAGTACCATACAATTTTGGCAGGGTGAATATAATCTGGCTGTTGGACGTGTGAGAAATCGTTCAAGACGTTCCAGACAGGACGATATGCAAACTAACTGGAGTCCTGCTGGAACTCCAAATACTATAGTAAAGGGAGGAAACTAAAATGTCTGATTTAAGAAAGGGAGGAAAAGTATGAAGAAAAATCTTAAAGGTAAAACACGAGATTTTAAAAGTGAATTTATGCATGATATGTCTAAACCTTTACCAGTAAGAAAATCAAAGCCTGAAGTTCTAGAAGATATTGTAGTAGCAAGTGGTAAAGATACATCGAGTCCAACTAAAATATTAAGAAGGAAAAGTAAACGAGTAGGTGGTACTGATCGTGCTCCTATTTATGAAAAGGTAAAAAATGGTAGAGCTGTAGGACGTATGAAAAGAGTTGGTGGTACAGATCGTGTACCAAAGTATGAGAAGGTAAAAAACTATGATGATTATACTTGGCAAGAAATATCTCCAATGAGTGATGCAGAATATGATAAAATGGAAAAGAGTTCTACTATTCAATATAAAAATCCAGATTATAAAGGAGCTAAAAAAATTAAGCCACATAGTAGATTTTCTGAAGGTGGTATGATTGTTTCTTCTTTGTATGAGTCTTTTTAATGGCTAATATAAAAGTTGATCCTACTAAAATAAAAGTAAAGCATCGTCCTGATATAGGTAAAAAAATAAATTTAGAAATAAAAGGACAAGTAAAAAATAAAAATGTTTTAAAAGGTAAACCTTTAAAAGGTTCTAATATAAAAGCAACAGCTAATTATAATAAAGGAAAGCATTCAGTTAGTGGAGAAGCTAAATATAAACCAGATAGTAATGAGGCTACTATAGAAGCAAACTATAAATATAAATTCAGCGAAGGTGGACAAATCGTTGCTGATCAATATACAATAATGGGAGAAGAATAATGTTAAAGAATACTTGGAAATCATCAGAGAAAGCTAGAACAGGTAAAGGTGAAAAACTTAAACTTGATACCTTTCCTGATACAACAGGAAGACCGACTGGACAAGGATATGGATTGGCTCGCACAGGACCTTCTGTTGTAAAACTTAATCGTGGTGGACCTGCCAAGAATAAGGTACCTTACTAATGGCTGATTCAGCTGAAGCAAAGATAAGAAAAGGAAAAGAACCAGTGCTTAGAAATACCTTGAAGTCTGCAGTGGAAGCTCCAGAAGTTAGAGCAAGAGCTGTGAAACATAAATTATCTGAACTTGATATGGCTAAGAATAAGATAAAAGATGTCGTAGATAATATCACAGCCAAAGGTGGTGGTAAATTAAGTCGTCTTTGGAAAACAGGAAAGAATAGATAATGGCTATCAGTAGAGCCAATATAGGTAAACAATTAACTAATAGAGGAAAAAATAAAATGGCTGTCAAGAAAATGAAAAAAGGAAAGAAAGTAGGAGCTCCAAGTAGAGTAGGTGCTCAAGGTTATGGTGCTCGTAAAGATGAATCTATTGCAATGCGAATTAAAAAGAAAAGAACTAAAAAACAATTAAAAGATTCAGCAGATGAATCTTATGGCAGATGGGGTTCGAAGAAAAAGAAAACAGGTAAAATTAACAAATAGGAATAAATTATGGCTACGTCTGGTACAAATACATTTAATACCACTTTCTATGTAGATGAAATCATAGAGGAAGCGTTTGAACTCGCTGGTGGACAACCCCAATCAGGATATGATGGTAGGAGTGCTAGACGGAGTTTAAATTTTCTTTTAACCGATTGGCAAAATCGTGGAGTTCTTCTCTGGGCAACAGATTTACAAACAGAAACACTGGTAGCTGATGCTGCAAGTGTTACACTGGATGCTTCCACAGTAGATATTCTGGATGCATATATGCGTAGAGCCACTGATAATACAGATCTACAAATGAATAGAATTTCTTATGAAGAATATGAACAAATAGCTGATAAGACATCATCAGGAAGACCTACACAATTTGCTACCTTACGTGGAGAAAATACAGAAACTGTATATCTATGGCCCGTACCAGATAGTACAACAACTTATACATTTAGATATTATCGTATTCGGAGATTATATGACATTACAAAAAGTGCTATACAAAATGCAGATGTACCTTTTAGATTTTTACCTTGTCTTGTAAATGGATTAGCATATTATCTTGCAATGAAAATACCGAATACTAAATCTGATCGTATTGTAATGTTAAAAGCAAATTATGAAGAAACATTTAAAAATGCATTTGAATCAGATAAACAAAGAGCTGATATGAAAATTGTTCCACGATTACATTATATTACATAGGAGTTAAAATGGCTGTATCAAATAGAGCACCCGGTATTTGTGATAATTGTGGATTTCAATATAAATTAATTCAGTTACGTTTTACAAGTTATCATACAAGAGTCTGTCCTTCCTGTTGGGATGGTAGGTTTGATAAAGTTAATAGTCCTCTTAATAAACCTGCCTATATTCCAGAAGATTCTATGCTTAAAGATCCTCGTCCTCCTGCTAATACAGATAGAAGTGTTTCTTGGGAAGCTGCTACTGCAAAGTGGGAAGATAATACTGATTACTGGAACTTAGCATCAGCAACTGGTTCATGTTAGTATTGGAATATTAGATAGAGTATGATAAGATATATAAAAGATTTGGAGTAAATAATGGCAACACTAACAGGACAAAAAATATCGAATAGTTACAAAGATCTTCTTCAGGTCAGTAATGATAATTCTGGAATAGATACAACAAAACGTGCTGTATCGGATGGAGAAGGAACAGCTTCTCCTTTACAACTTTCTGAGTCTATAGTAAATATAAATGGTACCTTTCAATTAAATGGTGCAACACTTACAGCTAATGCATCAGCATTAAATAATATTACAGATCTTACAGGTATTGTTGGTCTTGTTGCTGTATCAGGTGGATCTGCTTATGGAAGAACATTAGGTGGAACTGCTCCAGTTTCTATTTCAAATAATAATGGTACTGAAGGTAATCCTACAATTTCTTTTAAAGAATCTGGTATTACTTCAGCTACATATGGACCTTCTTCTAAATTAAATATTAGTAAGTATGGAATTGTTGTTGATGCTGCTACTACTACAAAAATATCTGCTACTACATTTGAAGGTGATCTTACAGGTGATGTAACAGGTGATATAGATGGAGCTAATGGTTCTTTTTCTATAGGAATTTCTGCTACTCAAGTACTTGGTGCTGGTGCTACATTTACAGGACCTGTATCAGGAACTTCTGCTATCTTTTCAGGAATAGTTTCAGCAGCTTTTGATGGTGCTTTAACAGGAAATGTAACTGGTAATCTTACAGGTGATGTAACAGGTGATATAGATGGAGTTAATGGATCATTTTCCACAGGAATTTCTTCAACTAATATAAATGCAGCTACTGCAACCTTTACAGGACAAGTATCTGGAACAGGGTTCACAGCAAGTGGAAATGTTTCAGCAGCATATTATTATGGAGATGGATCAAATCTTATAAATGTTCCCTCAGCGGCAGGTGGTACAGTAAAAACAGTTAAAGCTGGTACAGGAATTAATATAACAGTGGATGGAGCAACATCTGCTTCTATCCCTGTTAGTGGAACAGTCCTTGTAGATCCTGATCAAAACTTTGCAACTGTATCTGTTTCCACAGGTCTGGTCCTTACTGCACAAGTAAGTGGAACTGGAGCTACTTTTAGTGGAACAGTTTCAGCAGCTTACTTTGATGGTGATGGTTCTAATTTAACGAATATTCCAGCAGGTACTTCTGCAGATACTTTTACTGTAAATGATTTAACTGTAGTCTCTGTTGCCTATTTAGGAGATATGGTTTCAGGAACTGCAGCTCAGTTTTCA